AGCGCATGGCCCGAAGGGGGCGGGCGCGCCCTGCGTTGGGGCGGGCTGCCCAGGGTGGGGGAACCTGAATTCCTGGCTTATGACCCGGACGCGGAAAGATGGGTTGCCGGACGCGGCATTGAAGACCTGGAAGACGACAGATACCAAGACTAACAATCAACACCACCATCATGTATAGCACCAACACCAACCATCAACAGGACAGGGGGCAGCAAGCCCCCAATGTCAAGCCAGCCCCCAAAGGCGGCCACTTTGTCCTCCACATTGAGGACGTTGCCACGGACAACGACAAACTTGGACTGGCTATTTACTGGTCAGCCGTGCGGGAAACCGCCTATGAAACGCCAGCTTTCCGCGTCTTTGCGACGCTCAAAGAGGTGATTAACCGAAACGCTGACGCCATCGGTGAAATCATGGCCGATGCCATCAATCGCAACCGGGAGGACAAACAATGATGCAGAACACATTTTATTGGGAGGCCGCCCGGTACATATCCGTGGCGATCATACCCGGTGCGGGGGCAAGGTATTTCACTTACGCCAACGAATCTGACGCACGCCGCCATGAAACCAGCATGAGGGAGTGGCACGGCTCCCAGGGAAGTTTCACATATTACACCATCCGAGACGCCGGGAACATCCTGCGGGCGGCGGAACATTGGACCATGTGCCGGGATTGTAAACGATGCCGACCCTCCCGGCCCCATCTCCGCCAACCGGGGAAGCAGCATGAATGCGACCTCCTGGGAACGGATGGGCACTGGTACGTGGACCCGGAGAAGGACGGCTGCACCTGGGGAACCAGAAGGGAGGAAGAACACAAACCGGAAACCAACATCCATGAATAACATCGAACAGGAAACAATCTGCTTTCAGATTAACTTGGAACTAGGACGGTTCCCGGGGAATCATGACTACCACGTGACCTATGACCCGCGCTGCCGGGAAATCGGGGTGCAACTGGGAGAACTGGGCGTCCAGTGGGTGCCCGTGGACGCCGAGAAATTTTACTCCTGGCTTCACAATACCCCCGGACTGAAATGGACGGACGTGGTGGCCATGCTGGTCCGCAAGCTCCGCCAGACGAAACAACTCAACAAACAACATAACAAAGGGAAAGATACGCACAACCACTAAAGCAACCGACCAGCAGGTTATCAAAGACCAGGACGAATTCTGCCGGACCTTAGACGACATCGCCCGCAAGGGTGTTGAACTGGACACCTTGCAGGCCGCCAAGGAGACCGCCATGCAGCAAGTGCTCACCGAGCATGATCCCAAAATCAGCGAACTGGCCAGGGAGATTGCCCGGCTCACCAAGATGGCCGAGCAATGGGCCTCCCCCCGCAGGGACGAGCTGTTTGCCAGGGGCCGTAAATCCAGCACCACCGCCCTGACTACCTACGGCTACCGCCTGGGGCAGCCCTCCCTCAAGCCCGCGCCGGGCTGGACCTGGGACAAGGTTGTAGCCCTGCTCAAGAGCACCCGCCGCAGGGCCTACCTGGTCACCAAAGTAACCCCGGACAAGGAGGCGATACGCCTGCATGTCAAGCCTCACAAACTCGCCAAGCTGGGCATGCAGATCAAGCAGGAAGAAACGTTTTACGTAGAGAGAAGCACCAGGAGTGATGACTAAATACAAATGCCGCAAAAAGCCCTCCGGCCTGTACGACGTGACGGTGATGACGCCGGAAGGCGGACGCACTACTGTGCGCGATATGACCCCCGCCCGGAAACAAAACCTGATCAGGATAATCCGCGAATTCAATACTGAATCCGAACGGCAAAGGGCGGTTGAACAAGGCTTCCGGCACTCTCAACAGGTAATAAGATGGAAAGACTACATCCGAAATGAAAAAATTACTGTCAAATAAGCAAAAGGCCGTGCTGGCCCAGCTGGCCGCCCGGGCTTACAAGAAGCTACAAGCATACGGCTGCCCGCTCCCTTCCTTGGAAGAATGGCGGCACGACGAGACCTGGAAAGCCACCGGACACACGGAATCTTTAACCAAGGCGGCCCAAAAGGATTACACGCTGATTTACAATCGTTTTGCCGCCTACCTGGGATATGAAGCCATCAGAGACAACACCTACACGGAAATGGACAAGGCATTGCACATCCTCCGAGATAGCATGCAACGGTTTGAAACCGGGCCGGACTATCTGGCGGGGGTTGTACGGGACCAGCTGCATCTGCCCTGTACGGGCAAGAATGTCTATGACCAGCTGCGGAAATATGCCAAGCCTGAACACATCCGCCATCTGAATTACACGGTGATCAACCGGGGCCGTGCCGCCGCCCGGAAGATGGCGGATGAAACGGGCGTGGAAACCTACGAACCGCACGCCCTGCCGGGAACGCTCCCTCCGGGAGGGCTGGCGGATCATGTGGGAGCCGTCCGAGTGCCCAGGGCCGTCCAGGACGCTGGCCAGAGAGCAGCTGCCACCCCAGCCCCCGAACCGAAAACGGCCAGGGGATGGAGTGGAATAGTAATTGAAGACGAATTCCCTCTGTAACTTTTCGCATCCCTGCGGATGCTCTGATTGAAACGGTAGTGCCTTGAAAAAAGTCTCATGTTGAATTCCAACATGAGACTTTTTTATGTATTCATTTAAGAGGGAAGTTGGAAGAAACGGACTCGTTTTCCAGGATTCTCCTTGCGTAGTTGTTCTAAAATCCGTTTTGCTTCTTCCTCTGATGATATGTCGTCTCTCATGATTTGACGTTCTGTTATAAACCTCCCATTTTGGAGTAAGTTATCCATTTGAAAATCTTCCAAATGATTTATATCAGCTTTCATTTCCTTGAGTAGCTGACTTGGTCCGTTGTAGAATTCTATATAGAAAATATATGCCATAGCTCTTTTAAATACAGAATAAGCAGAGGGTAGGAAAGAATTTTTTGTATCCTGAAAAATCGTTAAGCATGTGGTAACATAGACACATGGACGAAAATTTGCGCCGCTGGGCTAATGGGCCGGAATGTAGCGTTGCCGAAGCTGCCCGCATATTAAAGGTAAGCCGGGAAACAGTGCGGCGCATGATATTGAGGGGGGACTTGTACGCCTGGCCTGCCGTGCCCGGAGGCGTAAAAAAGCTATTGTGGGAGGGGCAAGTGCGGGATATGGCGGCGGCAGCGCGGGCAGAAGCCATCCAGCGCGGGAAGATGATGCAATCCACCTTCAACTTTTTTTAGCACATTTGCCACAAACGCCACATTTGCCACAAATGCCACATAAAGAATGCGGAGCCTGGGCTAGAGTGCCCGCATGACTAACAAGCAAGATTTTGGCGGAACAAAAAACGGAGATGAACTGAATCGTGGTAATCATGGGAATGAAGCCCTCGCGTCGGGAGACGCCGGGGCAACTACGCCCCAGCAAACGAAAAAGACGACCACGCCCTGGTACTTGTCCCGGACGTTTTGGATCAACCTTGCCGCCCTCCTGTCCCTGCTCCTGCCGTCCGTCCGCGAGTGGCTGGAAAACAACCCTGTGGACTTTGTGACCGCCCTGGGCGGCGTGAATGTCCTGCTGCGGTTTATCACTTACGGGAAGCATCAAATTTCATCCGACAGCGATGATAGCGATACCGCCTCCGGCGATGGAGGCGGAAATGAATCGAAGTCCCGGCCCCTGGTGCCAGGCGAGAACGACCTGGCAAATTCGTCCATAGCCGGGGCCGGGACTTCCGATCCGGCCAAGCTCGAAACCATCAGACGCCGCCTATGTCTGACGATTGGCGCGCTGATGGTGATGCTGGGAGGATCATGCAGCAGTTCATCCACCGCATCCACCAGCGTGAGCCTGTCCGAAGGGCAGGCGGTGATTGTCCGCGGCGGTTCCTCCCTGGTGATTGACCGGGGGGAAAGAAAGCTGCTGTGGAATCAGAGCGTGCCGGAAGTGGTGATCGCCCCGCCCGTGGTGCAGAAAGGAAAATAGTTAATAAGTAACAGTGAAGAAAGGAAAGCATCATGAAGTACGCCGAATTGAAAATGAACACGCTGTCCTGGCAGCGAGCACTGAAGTTTGCCGGGTTTTACCGTGGGGCCTTAGATGGTATGACTGGCCCGTTGACCCGTGAAGCCGCTACGCAGTGGGAAACCAGCCACAGCCAGCTGCAAGCCAGATACGGCCAGGTGGACAGCCGCTCCGAGTCTTATCTATGGACCTTGCAGCCACTGGCCGCCATGCGGGTGCGCCAGGTGATCGTAGCCATGCGGCAGCAGGCCGATTGGAAAATCATTTGCGGCGTCCGGACCTACGACGAACAGGACGCGCTATATAACAAGCGCCCCCGCGTCACCCGGGCCAGGGGCGGCCAGAGCATGCACAATTTTGGACTGGCCGCGGACTTTTGCCTGTTTGAAGACGGACAGGACATCTGGTCCCCCAGCGAAGGCCCAAAATCCATTTACGCGCCGCTTGCCGAAGCGACCCGCCAGGCGGGCCTGGTATGGGGCGGAGACTTCCGCACCATCTACGACCCCGGCCATATCCAGCTGGGAGAAATCGCCACAACCGCCCTGCATCGTGCCTATACCCAGGGCACGTCCACCCTTGCCGAATTATTGAAATGATGATGCAGCTATTGGCGGAAGCGAGCACGATAGATGCCGGAGCGGTTGTCCAGATAATAAGCACCCTTGTGGGGGCTGGCGCTATTGGCGGGGGTGGCTACGTGATGGGTAAGGCTCGCAAAATATCCTTGTCCAATGATCCCCTCAATGTCCGCAAGGCCAACGAATACGCCACCAAAGAGGATATTGCCCGGCTGGAACGAGAAATCCGAGACATAAAAAATGACCGGAAAGAAGACCTGGGAGACATATATGACCGCCTCAACGAACAAGGCAGAGACCTGCATGAAATCATCGGCATGCTGAAAACCCTGACCCCACCGAACAAGAAATGAACCGAACCGCCGAAATCAGACTGGCCATCCTGAGGGACCTGGCCCATGTCCCCGCCGGACTGCTGCGCCGTGAAGATGACATACGCTGCCGGGTGCAGCTGCAAGTGGTGCCGGCTCCTTCCCGCGCGGAAATTGAAACCGAACTGAAGGAACTGGACGCGCTGCGCCTGATCACGGGCATCTCCAACAAGATCACGGGAGAAATGCGCTGGCGCATTACGGATGCCGGACAAGCTGAACTTAGCAACCAGTAACCCCCCTACACCCATGCGCAAGCCCAGGCCGGACAGCACCATCCACAACTTGCCGGAGGAATTGCGGCAAGCCGTGGACGACGCCCTTGCCGCCAACGCCACCCTGAAGGATGTACAGGCCATTCTGGCGGAGGGAGGCGTGCGACTGTCCCTGCAAAGCATCAGCGAGTACTACAAGCTGCACCTGCTGCCCCGGATATGGGCGGCGGAAGACCACAATGCCGCCCAGCTTGCCAAAATCAAGCGGGGCAACGTCACGAAGGCCACCCATGCCGCCGTGCTGCAAACCTGCTACGAAGTCATCACGCGCCCGGGCAAAAAATCCGCCGCGGATTTGCAACGCCTTTACGGCATGGTGCTGGCCGGACAAAAGGCCCAAATGGAAGCCCAGCGGCTGAAACTGGACATTGACAAATGGCAAATGCTGGCCGCCCAGGCGCTGCTGGACAAGGCCACCAGTCCGGAAGTCCAGGCGATTGTCGGCAGCAACGAAACCAACGAAAGCAAACTGGCCAGGCTGCGCGCCCTGCTGTTTGGCCAGCGGAAAACAGTCACCCCCGAATTTGTAGATGCCCCATCATCCTGACAATTTCCGGGCAGTCAACCTGCTGGCCTTTCAGGACGCCGCGTTCTGCGTGGCTTTCCGCATCTGCTTTTTCATGTGGCGGCGGCAGGGCGGCAAGTCCTACACGATTGCCAGCAAGGCCATCGACCGCATGATTGAAAAGCCCTGGCGGAATTGCTTTTTTGTGAGCGCATCCATTGCGACCGGAAAGGAAATCGTGGAGAAGGAGGCAACCATCTGGCACGACGCCCTGGGCGCCCTGAAAGCTTGCCAGGACAAGCTGGGCAAGCAGCTGGGCGGCAACGTCATCGACAAGACCAGCAAGGAACTTTTGAACGTGGACGACTTGGCGGAACTGATGGACAAGCAGGCGGCCCAGGTCAGGATTTACCACACGCGGACGGCGTACAGCCGCACGAAGATCCTCGCCCCCAATCCCGACACGGCCCGGGGCTGGACGGGTGACGTGTTCGGAGATGAAATCGGCTTCTGGCCGGACTTCAAAGGCGTATGGGACGCGGTGGAACCGATCATCTCACGCAACCCGGAATTCCTGTTCTGGCTGTTCAGCACGCCGCCCGCGGACGATACGCATTACACCTACGACCTGCTGAACCCGGGCCTGCGGACATTTGAACCGAACGCCGCCGGGAACTGGTACAAGACGGAACAGGGCTACCCGGTCCACCGTGTGGACGCTCTGGACGCCGAACTGGCCGGGCTGCCGCTCTATGATCCGCTGTCCGGCAAGGTGGTGCCCTACGAAGAATTCAGGGCGCACAGCCTGGACCGCGCGTCGGTGGATCGCAACTATGGCCTGAAGTTTATTCAGGGCGGCACGGCAGCCATCCCGCTGGGCTGGCTGAACCGGGCGCAAAACATGGGCCTGGGCCATTGCACGGGCCTGGACCTGGCCGGGGAGGAGGTGTGCGCATGATCGCGATCCGTGAAGCCATCTCCCCGAACTGGGCGGAATCCCTGTGCGCCGGAAAAGTGTGTTTCGGGCTGGACGTAGCCAGCACGGAGGGCAAGAAGTCCAACCCGTCCAGCCTGACGGCCACGGAATACTGGGACCGCATATATTGGCAGCGGCTGGTGGTCAGGTGGAAGACGGAGCACTACGCCGTCATGCTGGGCATCCTGGAACTGGTCATTGGGGCCGTGCCTCGCGAGCAGCGCGGCGTGCTGGTGGTGGACACCAGCAATGAAAAATTCCTGGCGCGGGAACTGGCTAAAGACCTGTCCGGCCTGGTCCGGGTGGTGGGGTTTTACGGGCAGCAGGTTGTCCGCTACTGCGGCGAAAAATCCGACGCCAAGACGGCAATGGGGGCCGCGTATTGCTCCGCCCTGGAAGACGCTCTCATTGCCATGCCTCCGGGCAAATGGCTGGAAACGGACCACCGCCTGGTGACGCGCAACGGCGCACGGTTCGAGGCCGATGTGGACGCGCAGGGCAACCACGCGGACACATTTGACAGCGGCAAGCTTTCCTACTGGGGCCACGTCGGGACCGGGCTGGAATCATGCAGCCCGTCATCCTGGCGGCACAAGTCCCGCCAGGGCAAGAGCAGGAAGAGCAGTAACCGGGCCTCCGGCACCCCCCCCCCCGCGGGGGGCGGGGCGCGCGGAGGGGCACCGGCACGACTACCGATGAACATTTTACCGCAATTTGTGAACAGGATGATTGGCAGGCCAGGGAATTTCCGGACTGGCATGATCAGGCTGATCGGCTTTTTGTCCCGACGCTCTCAAAAGGAAGGCCGGAACCCGCTGCCATTCCTGACGCCGCAGGAAGCCCGCGCCCTCTATGAATTGTACCGGAAAGGCCAGTATGCCGACGTGATGCTGTGCTGGGCCGCCCTGGAAGAAACGGACGACATGCTGGGCACGGTCCTGGACCGCCGCGCCTCCGCCCTGGCGGAAATGACTGACGACGTGAAGGTGGATGCCAAAGCCATCGGCAACAACCCGGACTTGCAAACGCTGGCCGACGAGCAGCAGCAATGCCTGGCGGAATATTACGGCAAGATCGACAACTTGAGGGATGCGGTGCGGTTCATGGGATCGGCTACCTTCCGCGGGTACGCGCACCTGGAACCCGTGGCCGGAGGCGGCAGAATCAGGATGGAACCCGTGGACCAGTGGCTGATGGCCCGGCCTGTCAAGGGCGGGGCCTGGTATTACAACGAATCCGCCGACAGGTCATGCGCCAAGCTGGAAGCCGTGGATGAAAGCCGCCTGATCATCCGTGAATGCCTCCGGCCCGTGGACCTGCCCGCCATGTTCGCCATCTGCGCCAAGGCCCATGCCCTGGACGGGTGGGACGGATTCATTGACGTGTTCGGCAACCCGGCCATCTTCTTCAAATACCCGCCAAACACTTCTGACGAACAGGCACGGGAATATGACCGCATCGCCGAAGAGATGATCGGGGACGGGCGCGGCGGCTACCCGGACGGAGGGGACATCAAGACTGTGGAAACGACGGCCCGCGGAGGGGACACCTTCAAACAGCGCTGCGAGTGGTGCGACAAGCAGATTGTGCGCCGCGGCACGGGCGGCGAGCTGACCGTGCTGGCGGAATCCGGCAGCGGGACGCTGGCGGGCAACGCCCACCAGGAAACATTCCGCATGTTGGCGGCGGGCGAAGGCGCGGAAATCTCCGAAAGCTTCAACCGCCAAATGAGCCGCCGCCTGCTGGACCGCCATTTCCCGGGAAGGCCGCATCTGGCCTACTGGACGCTGGAATACGAAGAAGCGGAAGACGTAGGCAAGCAGGTGGACAACATCACGAAATTGGCCGCCGCGGGATATATTGCCGACGAGGAAGAAGTAAGCGAGGCGTCCGGCTATACGGTCACGTACCGGGCGCCGCAGCCGTCCCAGGAACAACCCTCCTTCCCCCTGCTGGCCAACAGCCGCGGAAACTGGCAACACATCCCCGCACAGATTGAGCAGACCAGGAACAACGCCCCCCTGACGGCCCAGGAACTTGCCCTGCTGGAAAAGCTGCTCAACGCACAGCCGAACCCGGCCATGATCCGGAATGATGCCCGGAAGCTGGAAACGGCCATGAAACGCGCCGCAGGGCTGGAAGTGGGCAATGACCCGGAAAAAGCAGGAAGCACCCCGGCAGCACCCCGGCAAAACGCAAATTCAGCCGGAAACGGCGACCAGGAAAACCTGCTGGCCAACTACGGCACCAGCGAAGGGGCCAGGAAGGGCTGGGACAAGCGGGGCCGCGGGCAGCATGAGGCCATCGGCCAAACCGGAACGGCCAAAAGCCTGGGACTGGAAAAATTGTCCGCCCTGACCCCCGACCCGGCCAGCAGCCACAGCCACCCGGGAAGAGCGCGGAAAGCCCTGACGCGGGGATTTACGGCCCGGTCCATCGACGGGCAGGACGTGCATTTCAGCAAGGGCGTCCTGGATCACTGGGAAAGCACCCAGCCCCCCAAAACGCCCGAGGAACAGAACCGGAGATTGCGGCGTTTATCTGAAGCAGTCCGTGCCGTGAAAAACCCGCACGAAGTGTGGGAATCCCACAACGGCCAGAAGACCTACCTGCGCGTGTACAAGGATGACGCCGGGAAATTTGCCATGAGCGGATTTATCACGGGCAAGGATGGCCAGGTGAGAAGCTTTTTCCACAGCCGCCGACTGAATGGAGCCGAAAAGATGAGAAAGGGAACCCTGAAATACAAGAGATAAAAGAAGTACGGACGGGAGGGCCATCTCCCCGCACGGGCTAACGCGGCCTTAACGGATGGCCCCCAGGCCGCGCATCACCGTAACAACACCGTAACCAACACAGACAAAAAGTCAAGAAGGATGAAAACCATTACATTGGAAGATTTGCAGCCCTGGGAAAACCCGGGGGACGGCTGGTATAACATCGAACGCTGGGGGGAACATCCCCAGCAGACAGCGGACGGAAAAAAATATGTCCAGGTCATCGACGATGAGGCCGTGCGGGCCATCGTGGAAGCAGGCGTCCCGGAAGAAGGGCTGCTGACCGACGTGGAACATGTGTCCGTTGCCGTCACCGGGCCGCGGGATAGCCGGGCTTACGGCTGGGTGCGCGAGCTTGCCGCCCTGCCAACGGTGGAAGGGCTGCAACTGTGCGCCCGTATCGAATGGACGCCGCTGGGCCTCCCCCTGGTCCGGGACCGCATCTACAAACATTTTTCGACCGTGTACAGCGTGGAGCTGTGCGCGGACCTGGGAGGCGGACGCCTCCGCCCCCTGCAACTCGTCGGGCTGGCCCTAACCAACCAGCCCAACAACCCCGGCCAGCGCCCGATCACCAACAGTCAGGCCGCGCCGATCAACGACAACACAAACCAACAAGACAACAACATGGAAGAATTGAAAAAAATCGCCGCCAAGCTGGGACTGCCGGAAGACGCCGCGCTGGACCAGATACTGGCAACAATCGACGCCCTGATGGCCGCCGAACAGGAAGCCGCGGAAGCGGAAGCGGAAACGCTGCTCAACAGCGAAGACCTTGCGACCTTGACCCCCGAGGAAAAGAAGGACCTCAAGGAAGAACTGCTGACCAACCGCGAGATGGGCATCAAGATGATCAACCTGCTGGCCAACCGCAAGGGAGGCGGCACGTCCGGGGGCGCTCCGAAGTATGCCCGGCCCGGATATCGCCGGGAAACCCAGGCGACCAGGGGAGGCAAAGGCATGGGGACGGACCGCGGCCAGCTGCTGGTGAATACGGCCCGCGACATCCAGGCGCAAGAAAAGGCAGCCGGGCGTCTTTGCTCGTTTTGGAAAGCGAAGAACCTGGCCAAGATCCGGCTGGGGCAGAAGTAAACCGCTCCTGGCATTTGCTTTTAACTATTCATAACCAGAAAACAACATGGCAATTATCCATCAACAGGCCGTCATGAGGGCGGAAAGCGGCGTGGACCTCCGCGAATGCGAAGGCTGCTTCGTGAAGAAAGACGCCTCCGGAAAGCTGGTGCTATGCACCGAAAACGACACCGCCCCCCTGGGCGTCGTCCACGTAGGGGGCGACGAGGGGGAAATGACCGACTACCTCCTGCCCGCCCATCAGGGCATTGTGGGAGTGCGTCTTCATGCTTCCCCCGGTTCCGTCGAGGAAGGCACCAGGCTGGTGCTGGCCGCCAAGGGAACCGTCAAGGCCGGACCCACCGGGACCCAGGTGGCCGTGGCCTGCGAAAAAGGCACCGGGGGCCAGCTGCTGGAAGGCTACCTGACGCTTCCGACCGTTCAGGCCGCGCCTTCCTCCGGATCTTAATTCAACAACCAACAGAATAAAAAAATATGTTTCAACATGCAGCAAGCTACAACGGCTATTTAACCGAACTGTGCCAGGCCGCCCATGCGGACGAGGCCGACAGCATCGGCAATAAACTGTTTCCCGCCGTGGGGGTGAGAACCGCCGTGGGAACTTACAAGAAGCGGGACATCGGCAACGCTTTCCGCGTTTACCGGACGGCCCTGGCACGGGGTAATTCCCCGACCCGGATCGACACCAACGCCACGGACGGATTCTACAACTGCCGCCCCCATGCGCTGGAAGTCGGGACGTGGAAATTTGACGCCGACCAGGACGACGGAGGCGAGGAAGAACGCGAAAGCAATCTTCAGGAACTGATGAGCACCCAGCTGGTCACGCGGGAATTCCAGGCCGTGTCCATCTTCAAGGCCGGAGTTCCCGTCACGTCCGGGGCGGGCATCTGGTCCGGAGAAGCCGGAGCCGCGGCCAATATCATCAACGAACTGGACACGCTGGCAATCACCATTCAGGCCGGGATCGGACGCCGACCGACTCACCTGATTTTTGGACAGAACGCCTGGATGATCGCCAAAAACCACCCCAGCCTGCGCGAGCTGATCCAAGGGCAGACTGTGGCGGTTTCCCTGGAACTGCTGCGCAATATGCTGATCTTCCCCGACATCAACATATCGGTGGCATCCATGCCCTACAACCCGGAAGTCCGGGGTAAGGCGGGCAAGCTGAAAACGATCATGGGCATGGATGTGTTCATGTTCTACAGCTCCGACGCCCCGACGCGCAACGACATGTCCGCGGGCAAGGACTTCACGATGGAACCGGGCGGCCCGGAAGTATTGTCCGAAGAAAAAACGCTGGAAACGGTGGACACGCTGTACTGGTCCACCGACCGCCAGGTGACGTGCCCGGCAGCCGCCGCGCGTCTGGAAGTAGCGTAACCGGATGACCGATTGACGAGGACTGTTCCGGGGGCGCAACGCCGCCCCCGGAACTTACAACCAGAAGAAAAACCATGTGGACGCCCCTAACTGAAACCATCCTGAACCAGGTACTGAACGCCGGGGAACTGGCCAGCGTAACGCGCGACCGCGCCCAGGTGCAGCCCGATCCCATTCCCGGCATCCTGGCCGAGACGGCGGCCACCATCCGCAGCCGCATTGCCTCCGGAGGCCGCACCAGGTTACAGGGAAGCCCTGACTGCATCCCCGCGGAACTGATGGCGGAAGCCGGGGCCATTGTCCGTTACCGCGTCCTGGTCCGGTTTGCCCTGGCCATGACGGACGAGCGGAAAGCGGAGTGGCAGCACGCCAATGACGTGCTGAAGGAATTATCCTCCGGCAGCTACGTGATCACCGATGACGCCAGCGACAAGACCCCCAGCCCTCACTATTCCGGAAGGCCGATCCGGTGGGGCATGAGCCGCCACGGCGGGGTGATGTAAGGCCCGCGCATGCGGGCAGTGAACAGTTAAAAGCGAATAGTTAATAGGATGCCAAGCGCCGAAGAAACACTGATGGGAAAGCGGCTGATGCCGACCAACTTGAATTCCGCCCAGCTGGAACAAATGGGCCGGGAATTCACGCAGCGTGCTGTTTTTTCGGCTGGCTGCAACCATCTTCAGACGGTTCAGGCAATCCGGGACGGATCCCGGAAAATTTTGAACGGCGAATGGCTGAATGCTTCCGCCCGCGAGTTTTTGCAGGCGGTACTTAAATTTTACAATTATGAGGCCCCGGAGGATGCCGAGGGGACGATCCGGGACATGACGACACCCGGACGCCAGAATTTGATTTTTGACCAGACCGTGGCGCAAGCTAGAAATTTTGCGTGGAAGGAAAACCTGCTGGCCGACGACAGGCCCCACGCCTGGCAGCTGGTCCGGGTGGGAACCAGGAAAGAACCGCGGGACTGGGACACGCGCTGGAAAGATGCGTATGCGCAGCTTTCCCCCGCGGAACGGCTGGGCGTGGATGCCGAAGGAAAACGTGCCCTGGTGTCCAGCCGGATTTGGCAGCTGCTGTCCCGGTGGGGGACGGGCTACCCGCCTTTTGACTTTAATAGCGGGATGGGGGTTAAATCCGTATCGGCGGACGGTTTGCAGGACGCGGCATCCGGACGGGAAGATTTTAACAGAGCCGAGGCGAGTATGAAAGGAGTGGATCAGGATTTGCGCGACTGGATCAGCCGCAACCTGGATGTGCAAGTGAGCATCCGCGGGGACAAGGCAATCATGGAAGGAGGCCGGGCATGATTAGTCTGCAAGTGAACCTGGATATGTCCGTGGCCCTGGCCAGGATGGTCACGCCGGAGGATTTGCAGGCCATGACCCGGCACGCCGGGGACGATTTGCGCGACCTGCTGAAGAATCATTTTATCGACCGATCCCAGCAGACCGGATCGCGGAACTACTGGGCCGGGGCGGCGGAAGCCACGGAAAGCCACATGGAGGGCCGCACGGCCCGCGTGACGGTAAGCCATACGGGGGTGCGCCTGCACCTGCTGGGCGGCACGGTCCGGGCGACTGGCCGCATCTCCCCCGTGACGGGCCGCCCCACCAAAAGCCTGCTTGTCCCAGGGCCGGATTCTCCGCTCCGCAAGCGGCGGATCACGCTGGCCGAGGCCGGAATTCCCCAGGAGGAAATCATGGTCTTGTACAGCGTCAAAAGCCGCATGCCCTACCTGGCCCGCGTCCAGGAACGCAAGCGCATGTACAAGGGCTGGAAGCAGAAAATAACGCCGCTGGGGCTGCTCCTTAAATCCGTAACGCACGACCCCGACCGCACCGTTCTGCCGTCGGATCAGGAACTGACCGACACCGTGAAATCCTCCGCCGTGGACACCCTGGCAACTAGAATTTCCAACCGATTGAACAAGCATGAATGATGAACTACCAGACGGCCCCGAATACGTGTTTGCCCAGGCGGTGATCGACCGCCTGGCCGGAAAAAAAGAACTGGCCAATTATGTGATTCCGGACCCGTTTGACGCCAGCGACCAAGTGAACAACCTTGCCCTGGCCGTGGCGCAGTATGATGCGGCCATCGCGGTCATGCCCCAGGCACCCCAGCCGCCGCCCTGGAAGGGTGTGGACATGCCGGACCCCGGCGTGGTTGTCGCCACGGCAGCCATCCTGGTCATGACGACCGGGCAAGTGGGGGCTGACCCCACGATCCGCCGCTTGTCCGCCCTGACCGCCGCCGTGCTGCGGCGGCTGCGCAAATGGTCCCCGCACAATGACGAGCTGGCCGGGACAGCCCCCTGGGTGGCGGAAATTACAGAACTAAGCACGGAACAAGTGCCGGAACTGAAGAACGTGGACGGCAGAGTGATTTTCCTCTCGATCCGAGAAAACCTGAACCCATAGCAACAACATGGCAAAGACAGAAAAAGAACAGACGGCCCCGGCATCCGCCGCGGGGGAAGCAGGCGTCAGCGGCCAGGCCAAGCCGCAACTGGTGAAAGTGCGCGTGACCAGGACGGGCACCAACATCAGCGGCATGACCTACCTGGCCGGAGTGGTGGTGAACGTCACGCCCGACCAGGCTGCGGCGCTCGAACAGGCAAAAGCCGGCTGCCGGGTATTTTAACGGACCGGAGCCGGAACGACGAACCATTAACAATTAACTATTAACCAAACCAAGCACATGGCATACGAAAAAAGATTTGTCGATAATTTGATCGGAGGCATGATCATCCGCATTGCAAAATTCGGGGAAACCGTCACCGCAGGAAACACGGTGGGAGAAGGGGCCAAGCCCGACGCTCCCACCCCGGAAAAGCCTGGACCGTGGCTGACCCTGGGCAAGATCAAGACGGCTACCAGCGAACGCCAGAAGAAGACGGCGACGGTGGAAGGCGTGAACGACGCGGGATTTTATGAAATGCGCGATTTGTCGATCGCCCAGCAGTCCAAGCTGAAGTTCACGACGCAGGAGGTGACGCCCGAAGCGATCCAGCTGGCGTTCGGCGTGGCGGACAACCTGGAAGATGACCAGGAAGCCGCGCCGTTTTCATCCTCCGGCAACATCCGTTGCTGGGTGTATGGAGAACTGCGCAACTCCGGCAATAACGCCGAAAAGCTGGCCCATTTCTGCGTGATGGGGGATTTATCCCTCACCAACAGCCCGAATTTCGCGTCCGATCCGGTGACGTGCGAGTTTGAGCTATCCATCAAGAATTCCCCCCTGGCTACGTTCACGAGCCTGGCGCTGGCCAAGCTGGCGGCGGATTAACCCTGCGCCCATCCAGGAGCCGTCCGGCTGGGGCGGCTCCGCTTTCCCCCTTCCATCTTTCCAATCATGATTATATACATAGATGCTAACACGCTGGCCCTGACGACGGCGGGCCAGGTGCCGCTGACTGACATGGCCCTGGTGCGGGGCGACAAGATGCCGCTGCGCATCGTCCTGACGGACGGCCCCGGCAACCCCTCGAATTCTGACGAGGTGCCCGTGCTGGCCGTGAAAAAATCCCTGGGGGACGATTCCCTGGTGCTGGCCGCCACGGGGCTGGAACATGTGGAGGATGCCCTGGGCACTGCCTATGTCGGCAGCCTGTCCGTTAATACGGTGCAGCTGGCGGAGGTCATGGGGGATCAATCCCGGATTGACCTGATCGGCGAGGTGGTGCTGGTGGCTCCGGACGGGGCGCAGCGCACGTCCCGCCTGATCCGGGTGACGGTCCGGGCGGACTTGCTGCCCGGGGATTACGCGCCGCCTGACGAGGTGCTGGCCGACTGGTCCGAACTGGTAGCCGACGCCCTGGCCGCACAACTGCCGGACGCGCTCAAGGATGCGGGCGTGGAATTGGAAGCGGTGACCGGGCAATCCACCTTGTCCAGCGGAGATGCCGCCGACACCTGGACCATCGTCGGAGGCTACGCGATGACCTGGGGAGACGAGATACTGGCGGGGCATCTGCCTGACAGCTGCCGCCTGACGAGTATTTCCACTGTGTATTTTTTCACCGACCCCGCCCTGAATCAGTATTGCCTGCGGATTTGGAAGCTGGTAAACGGTGCGTACAGCCTGATTGGCACCTCCGCCTATGTGTCCAACCTGACCAGCGGCCAGACAGCTACGTGGGTATTTACGCCAGGCGTCCCCCTGACGCGCGGGGATGTCATTATTATCCAGGTGTGCGAGGGGACGGAGATGACGCCCTACGCGCTGGGCATGCACGCCGTACTTACTCCGTCCGTCCCTGGGCGTGGCCTGGTGGCGGAGGTGGCCAACCCGCCCGCCGTGAACGGCACGATGGCCCCGCTGATGACCGTGGTAGTGGACTATGACGACGGCATCACCCTGGGAGGGATGGAGCTGGCCACCGCGCGGCAACTGGACAGCCTGGGGCGGGATGTGCGCCAATCTTCCGCGACCGCCGAGGCTGCGGCACGGACGGCTGGCCAGTCCGCCGCCACCGCGTCCACGGATGCCGATAATGCCGCAACATCTGCCACCAGTGCAGCCAACTCTGCCACGGCGGCCCAGCAGGCTCTGGCGGCCATACCTCAAGTAGATGATGCAGGCAACATGACGTTGGACGGCAATATCACCGCCGCGGGAGGCACGTTTGACGGGACCGTCAACGCCAACGGAGGCATCAACATCCCGCTTGCCGTGGGAGCGCCGACCGATACGGGCGCGGTCAACCGCCTGCATGCCGCAGGCTTGGCCGGAGTGACGGACATTTTTTCCCAGCACGCCTACCTCAACACGGGCAGCATTACGGCGACAGGGACGGCGGCAACTACCGCTCTCATTCCCGGCCAGTATGCGCAGGTTAGAGTGCCTGCCGGGACTCACAGCACGATTGTCTTTCCCTTCACAGGGCCTAACGGTCAACATAATTATTCCAACTTTGCGGGATTCTCCATTCCGTGGCGCATATCCGGCGCAGGCAAAATTACCATAGGCATCGGACGAGGCAGCAAAACGACAAGATCTGATTTAACCCAGGGATCGTACAGTATCATACCTGGCAATAATCTGGCCCACAACAGCGGCGAAATTCTGGACATCACATTTGATAATGTACGGGATGCGACCCGCGGGGGCTACGTGGTCAAGGTGCGTGAGATTTACGCTCTTTCCGAGGCGGCAGGGTGGAGGGTGAAAACTACTACAAGTTTTGTGCCCGCGACGCATAACGAGCCTATACCTTCAATCGTTAATAAAATTATCTATCATCAACGAACCCAGTACAAATTCGAGAGAGAATATATTTCGTACGGCAGCCTCTATTTGCTGACGGGCGGAGGGCAGACGGTGCAGCTGCATAAAATTGCGGCGGTGCGCGGCGTTAATGCCTTTGAAACGGGCGTAGGGATTAGTTCGATAGTTACTGATTTGCCGGGGAACGCGAGCGGGGATGTGTACATGCAGGTGGGGTCTGCGGTGCGCACCCTCTACCAGCCCGGCAACATCAATCCCGTTTATTACGCGCTGGAAGCATTGGCAAGAAACGATATTGAAGCCGAAGAAACGGCTGATTTTGTGGACATTAACATACCTCTCTAATGATGAACGACGCAGAAATACAAATTCAGTTTCCGAAGCCTGGAACATGGCAGGAATTCACTCTGACGCCCATTTATCAGGACAAGGGCGGATATAGACCTCCGGCACGCTATACGCAGGACGAGATACCGGCGGAGCAGGCACCGGCCATGCAGGCCGTTGTTGCCGCGCTGGTTGGACTGGCGGAACCGTGGCAGGCGGTGCAGGTGTGGGCAAGGCTGGGAAAAGATGTCCTGACCCTTGCGGAGGATGGTGCCTATACAATGATTGATGCGGTGTCTTTGACCGTTGAGGCCGTCCATGCGGAGACCAAAGGCCGCAGGATATTTACGGTTTATGACTACCCGGAGTTCATCATTACCGACCCTGGAGCCGTGGCATTTTTTAAATACTTCACAAAGCAAAACCATGAGTAAATTAAGTGACGAGCAAAAGCAGGCCGCCCTTGAGGCGGGGAAGCAGGGCATGAAAGATGCCTACGAAAAAAGCAAAACTAAAACCGGTCTGAAGTGGTGGGAACGCCTTTTGTGGGTAGTCCTGGCAGGTGCTGCCTATGCGGCTTCCGCTCTGCTGGGTGGCTGCGGGCACTCCGTGGACGTAACGCCGGGCCGCGCCGAGGTATGCAAAGACGGCTCCTGCCTCGTCATTGAGCAGGGGCATATCTCCTACAGTCAGGCCCTGCCGGAAACGGACGTTCCGCCCGTCGTTCAATCCCTGAAAAAGTGAAGCCATGACCGGATCTGTTGTCAACGCGGGCCTGCTGGGGGCTAATGCCCTGTCCGTGATTGCGTCCGTCACGTCAGGCAACCCGTTTTTGGAGTACATCCAGAACGGGGCGAGCGTGGCCGCGGTCATGGGAATTTTTCTGTGGCGGGAAATGAAACGGGCGGAACGTTATGAGCGGCTCTATGATGACGAACGCAAAAAACGCATTGATGCGGAAAATAAGTGTTCCGGCTGTGAGTTCGTCCGCAAGGCGCATGAAGAATTTCTGGACAACAGGGACTAGTTCCAACTGTAAAGTTTTTCTTACAAGTTCCAACTATTTAACAATTAAATAATTATATGATTATCAAAGAATATCAGGAATTCAAACCCGTTCAGCGGGCCCTGGGGCTGAAAGCGGATGGTTTGCCGGGGCCTAAAACGCTGGCCGCCGTAGCTCTGAAATTGCGCTGTCATGAAATATGGTCCGCGGTCCAGGCCGCCGTGAACGTGACGCCTGACGGCATCCCCGGCCCTGCCACGGCCCGCGGCATTGCCGCCGCCCTGGACATTGCCCTGCCCCGGTCCTGGCCTGACCAGGCAACCGTCCGGGCCGGTCTTTCCATTTTTGGGCGGCCAGGGGACGAAAACAACCTTGTTTCTATTGTCCCCCCTTATCCTTTATATTATGAGGGGCGGCCCGTGAAAACGATCCGCGTGCATCAGGCAATCGCCCAGGACGTTCAGGCGGCCCTGGCGGAAGTCCTGGCCGCGTATGGCCTGGACCGGATCCGCGCGCTTCACCTGGACCAGTATGGCGGATCCTACAATGACCGCAGCACGGCCGGAGGCAAAAGCAAGAGCATGCACGCCTGGGGGATTGCCCTGGACTTTGACCCGGAACGGAACAGTTATTCCAGCAAGGCCCCCTATGCCGGGCTTTCCCGCCCGGAGTGTGAAGAATGGTGGCGGATTTGGGAAGCCCATGGGGCCGTTTCCCTGGGGCGGGAACGGAATTATGACTGGATGCACCTTCAGTTTGCCCGGCTGTAAATGCCGGTGTTGTGAATACCGGTAAAAAAGAAAGGCGCCCTCACAAACGGGGGCGCCTTTTTGTTATTTGGTTAAAACGGCTTCCGGATTCCGCTCCAGAATCTCCAAGAGTTTAGCAGCGGCTCCTGATGGGGTACGTTCCCCGCTTTCCCATTTTTTCAGGGTGGATATGGAGGTTCCCAGAAGTGCAGCAAATTCTTTCTGCCCCATTTCCAGGTTCTGGCGCATTTTTGCAACCTTGTTTTTTGCAATCCAATTCCGCCGGGATCCCGGAACAACCACCCGGATCCCCCTGGCGGGAAGATCATCCCCCAGCGCGTCCAGTAAAGCTTCTTCCGCCTGATCCAGTTCGGCATTGACTTCTTCCACGGTTTGACCGCTTACGCAGGGATGAGGGGTAAGCTCCGGGAGTTTCCCCAGATATTTCCCGTCCTCGTCGGACCAGTAAATGATTCTCGTGTAGTGTGCTTTTGTTTTCATCATATGTTCTTTCTAATTTTTTGTCAGGGATGAGAGTGGAGGAAGGGTTATTCACCCTTCCTTTGTTTTTTTGGCTTGCTCTGTCAGGCGTTTCACAGCTTTTTCCTGGTAGTGGTCGGCATCGTCCCCCAGTTGTCCACTAAGGACCCATGACAGGGAACCCAGCTTGAACACCCGGTGGGAGCCTTTACCGGGGAATTCTTTGAAACCCGCTTTCAGAAGGTCTTGCCTTAACTCTCTTCTCTTACGTGGCATGCGCGGATATTGCCACATTGTGTTCTTTTTAGCAAGCGAAAAGTGTACTTTGTGAACATTTTTTTATGTTCATCGTAAAAAAAGCCCCCCCCCCGGGTGGGGCCCGCGGGGGGCGGTTTTTTGAGGAGAAGATGATGGGTTGTGTGGCAATCAATACGCCCTTACTATGCTCTTTTTGCCGGATTTGTCAAGCGGGCGTTTGTCATGCTGGCGGTCTGGGGCGCGGCTAATAAGGCCGCTTTTTTATCATCATCAGGATATTTGGAACGTATATTTTTTACTGCGCTTCTTCCCGCGGGAATCCCATTTGACGGTGCGGCCGTCATTTAATTTGAATGTCTTACCTCCGTAGGTTGAATTAAGAAGGAAGGAAAAGCGTTTGTTGGATGCCTGGGTGAGTTTGTAACGGGGTATCTTGCTTTCATGCCCGTTTTCGTCCGTTTCCGTCACGTATTCCGTACGTGCGTCAATAAGAGATTCAAACGAATTGCGTTCAATGCAGATTTCTATGATTTCGTCCCACTTGATTTCTCCGTATGTTTCACCGGGCTTCAGGCGTGCCGCCGCCGTTTGAACCAAGTCGCGCATGTCCTGAAGGTTTTGGTCTCCGCCTCCGTATATTTCATCAGGCCGTTCCCCGAACGGATCGCCAATGCCAAGCAGGGAGACAATGCCCGCAATAATGGATGATGTGCGTTGAAACCCTGCTCTTGTTTTGTCCGGCATGGGCCGTTTTTGCTCTATCCAGTTGCGAACAAACGCATGCAGGCAGGCCAGCAGTTCCGCCCGGTTGCCGGAATCCTGGATGGTTTCAAGGTCAATGACGCGCTGAACCGTCCGGTCCTGTGGATTGGATTCCGTTAAATTCAGGTCGCATATCAGCAGGCGGGAAGCAAGGTCTGTGTTCCATTCCAAACTATTTCCGGTGATGAATACTGTGGCGCAGTTTTGTTTGGTAACGAGGGATTGCGTATGAAATGGGCGGATGTCTTGGGAGACAGAAGAAATGAAGGATTCCAAGCAGGTAGATTGCAGCTTGCCGCGCAGGTTGTCAAAATAGACGTAGGGTGCGCGGGTGTTAAGGATGGTGTTCAAGACGCCCTGAAGCTTCTCGTCGTCATAATACCATGGATGTTTGGCGTTATTGTTGTACGTGATGCCGGTGGCTAGGTCAGCCAATAGAGATTTGCCGGATCGCTGGGAATTGGAAGTATAGACATAGCCAAGACGCGGCGAAGACAGGGGGAGCATGGCGGAAGCGTACAGGGCGACGCAGGCGCAGGTGTGGACCGCAAATGAGCGGGATGTGGCGGATGTGGCCCGCTCCTGAAGGTCAGAGGAAGACCAATCCAGAAAGGGGAATTCCTTGTGCCAGTTGCGCCAGATAAGCAAGGCTTGCTCCAGCGGCATTTCCGTATCGTAGTCCACGGCGGTTTTCAGGGTGTAAATCTTACTTTCCGGATCATAGCCGCGCTGGTTAAGGTGGTAGGTGCCATTAGGGAGCATGGCCGGAGTGATTTGGTCGTGGATTTTGATCAATTCCGGGATGGCCGTGAGGAATTCCATTGATGAAAGGGTGAGCTTTGCCAGCGGTTCCTTCATGGGTTGGTAAACGAGCGTTGAATCATCTTTGGAGCGGAAAGCGCACGGGCAGATATATTTTTCCGCGGCGGAAATGAAATTGTTGGGGTTAAGGTACACGGTTTTGCTGTCGTCTGTGATATACACAGGAGAGCCGGCCAGATTATAAATAGGGGCATTGGCGCGTTGGAGGGCTATGGCAACGCGTTCGCACCATTGGGGGGTTGTCGTGCCATTTTTGGAGGGCATGGCAACTTTGATTCTTCCGTCCGGCGTAAGGTCGTCTCCGGCAGGGGCCGGTCCTGGTTGCTCCAGACCGGCCAGAAATTGCTGCAGATCCGCTCCGGAGGCGTTGGTTAGCAAATTTTGTAATTTGAGAATAAGTTCTTGGGGGGAAGTCATTTTTTGGGAGGGAGTAAGGGGGTGAGAGATTGGAGGGCAGCATTGAGGCCGTAGGTGGTGCAGGCTGCGGCGGCTTGCTGGATCAAGGGCACCGGCCATTCATCCGGCCGGGCAACGATTTCCGCGGCGCGGGTTGTCCAGTCCTGTTCTACGTTGCGGAGCGGAGTGGCGTAGAGTAAGGGGCGCAGGGTAGGGCGCGGGTTGAAATACAAAAGTTCCTGAAGTTTTTCCTGGCCGTTTACGGTGCGATAACAGCCGGGCAGCCGCGGCATGACAAGATGATTTGTGAGGGCCTGGATGTCTGCGCCAATGAGGGCTAAGGCGGGCTTTATCTGGTCCACATACCCGCGCCATTCTTCGTGTGTGGCTGCTTCCAGGCGGAAGAGTACATGCAGAGATCGGGATCCGGAGAAGGTGATGGAGACAATGGGGAGGGGTAGAGTAATGAGTGCCTGGAGCCATTGCTTCACGTCGTCCATTTGATCTGATTCCAGCAAGGCATGACGCCAGGTGAGGACGCATTCTGAAGAGCGGCGGCTTTTTTTCCCGTCCCTGACGCGGAAAAATCCGTCCACGGGCTGCCCTAGGAAGATAATGCCGTCCGGCGCGGCCGTGGGAATGTGTTTGGCCTGGTCTGGCCAGAGGCATTGACCTTGCGTTTTTCGGTCGGCAAAAATGATTGTTTTTTCACCGCGTGCCGTATCAAACAGGGCGCGTAAATACAGATCCGGCGTAACTATGGCCGGATCTGTGGCGGAGATGTTGGCGAGGAAATAGCGGGATAATACTGGAGCCCCTTTTTCCGCCAGGGTGGCAATGACGGAAGAATCAAGCTGCGGGACTGGCGGCGGCCCTGTGGGGGCCTTGGGTGGCGGGTTGTATTTGGCTGGTCCCTTGGCTATGCGTTTAGAGGGGGGCAAGGTAGTCGGTTCCGGTTTTTTGCGTCCTTGGGATTTGTCGGTGCCGTAGTTACCCTTGGGGCGGCGCGCCGCGTCTTCCAACTTGCGCCGGAGTTCCTTTTCATTCCAAGGCGGTTCGCACCGGGCGTTAAATGATAACAGGATAGGCCAGGCTTCATCCAAAGATAGATTGTAGTCGTTTACAAGGATGCGGCATGCGCGGAAGGTTGCCGCATGGCCGCCAGAACCGGAAACAGCCGGTTCCAGGGTATCAATATGTTTTTGTGCGCGGGTGATGGCGTCCATGGTCAAAGGTCAAGATTGAGTTCCGGGTGTTTGCGTGTGCGGTGGGCGGGGGTGTCCTGCTTCTTTTTCCTGCGGCGTTTCTTTTGGGCCTTCCGGCTGGTCCAGGAAACTTGTGCGAGCTTGTGCAGGGCGGTTTTACCGTATTTGTCGATAAGAGCTTGAGCTTGGGCGGGTGTTAAGGAGTCCAGGAAAGCGTTGCAGGCATGCGCCCGCATGGATGATGCGCTGATTGTGTCGCTGGTCAGCAGAGCGAGATCGGAATGAGACAAGTTTTTTACTGATTCCGGGCAGTATAGTTTGGCGAGTTTGTAAACATTCCGGGTGACGCGTTGCGGGTGGTAGCCGTTACGGAAGATGATAGTGAAAATTCCGATAAGGATATGTAGGCGGGCGTCCGCTATTTCTTCTTTCACCACGTCAAGCTGATGATGATTCAAACCGCATTCATAGAGTTCTTTTGAGAGTTCAGGGAGGATGGGAGCGGCATCAAAAGGCGCATTCCATTGTTCCTGCGTTTCGCCGTAGGCGTGCAGCAGGTAGTCCAGCCAATCGCCGTAAACGTGTATAACAGAGGGGCTGGAACTCAT